TTCAGCCTGAGGAACTTACGGCAACTGAAGAATCGTTTGCTGTAGAAGTAGATGATTAAAATGGATTATAACCCTATAAACATATTGATACTACATTTTACAGAATGGTTCATACAAACAGTTTGTCTAAAAAAACAAGGATAAAGTTATATCCTAAATTGAGGGCAAAAAATCGCAATGAGGCAGAAGACAGGCCGATTGTTGGCAGGGACAGATGTCCTATTTGCCTTGAGGTGTTTACATATACACCACAGCTAGATCATTGTCATTATACGGGCAGGACTCGCAGGTACTTGTGTATCAGTTGTAATACCGGTCTTGGCAAGTTTTATGACGATTCTTCTTTATTGAGAAGATGTGCTGACTACATTGATAGGTATGACCCACAGAAAATTGCTGATAGGAGAGAGGCACGGCTAAAAGCAGAGGCTAATGAGAAAAAAGCACTTGAAGAAGTGGCCCAGAATTTGAAGAAGTATGGCTGGCCAACAGAGTTTAAGGACTGGATTTCAGATGATGTCTTTTGGACTAAACTGATCTGATGAATTCCCAATGCAAATACTCGCAAATTTTTTCCCAAATTTGATCATGTGAAATTAAACGATCACGAGATTTTAGAAGAGGAAAATAGACCTTATATTCATCTAATTCGAGTAACTCAAAAAATTTATACAGAATGTATGAGTAAGATAGAAAATTAGTACGGTCATTAGGGCAATAGAGCAAAAAAGGAGCCGTGTTTTTGATTGTTCGGGGATATTATATACCTTTATTAAGTCGTCAAACGTTTGTGGCATTTATTTACTTTTTACACGGAACGTATAAACTCCCAGTGTAAATATTCGCAAATCTTCTCCCAGATTTGATCGTGAGAAATTAATCGGTCACGGGATTTTAGAAGAGGAAAATATACCTTATACTCATCTAATTCTAAAAGTTCAAAAAATTTATACAGAATGTATGAGTAAGATAGAAAATTAGTACGGTCATTAGGACAGTAGAGTAAAAAAGGAGCCTGGATTTCGTTAAACATTGTTCGGATTTTTTCTTCGATTTCAGGTGTTATTGTTGGTGGAGGGTTCCCATTCAATCGAGATAATATGTGCGCTGCGTGCTCATAGTACTTACTGCGATTCAGCTTCTTTAAAATCTCTCGTATATCCTTTTCACATAAATCAGCAACATTCTTTATTCTGCGTTTGCGAATTTCCAAGACAACTTCATTCATCAAATCTTCAGGAATAATGGTAGATTCTTTTGCTTGGAATTGGTTGAGAATTTCGTTTAGATGATTGATCTTTTTATACGCATAATTATTACGTTCTTTTGGTGGATCTTTGAATCCCGCAAAATCTGAAACGACCATCATATATTCTTCAGATCCACATCCTGGACAAACTAGGATTCCTTCAGATAAATTCTCTTCACGAGCCACATTACACGTCATACAATGTTCAGATTCCATACAGACCTTTTCAGATCCCGTAAACAATTTCATTCGAGATAAATACTCGTCAAAGATCTGTTTACGTGTAGGACCGCCTGAAGATTGTTGAACTACATATTTCATAAATGTATTTGAATCGTTGACTGATGTTGATGTTGAATGCGTTTCCGTTTGATCATAATATTTTAAGAATATATCCGTATTTTTAAGAAAGTATGTAGACACAGAATCGCGTTCCAACAATTTTTGTTTCAGTTTTTGAATATCCGTATAATTTTTAACGCAATCCAGAGTATCTGTAGAATCAGATAATTGCAAGGCCCTCAATTGCTGTTCTAATGATTCTTTATCTGTTTCTGAATCTTTTAAGGAAGACAAGACCGTTTGATGAACTGAATCCAGCGTTCCTCCTAACCCTTCTTGCTTGACTTCACGAGAACGTTTCACACGAAATGTATCGCTCATTTATAGTATTTCCGAAACATTCATTAAATAGCTTGAAGCAACAACAGAAATCCTAACGCAATAAAAACTGGTACGGCTGATTCTTGATTGGAAAATGATTCAACATTCTTACATGCAGAAGGATCAACTTTCTGACATAAATCAGGATCGTAATCCGGACTCAGGGTAGTATTCAAGAATCCGTTAGAGACTCCTGAAGAAACGGGACACGAGTAACATTCACATGTAGGAACAGAATCGGCGGACAGCGAATTAAATAGAGAAACCGGATTCAATCCTTCTACATCCTGAATCATTCCGGGAATCAGACCATTGAAATCTGAAGCCAAACTACCTAGATCACGACGCATAGATTCAGGAAGAGCCTCTGCTGCGTCTGTGACGTTATTTACATAATTAGAACGGGATTGAGAAGATCCGTCAGGAGCCGTACACGTTCCACCAGTTTTCACAAAGAATCGGTTTCCCATTGCAGGACCACTGATCAAATACGTAACGTATGTTGCAATACCTTCAATGTTACGACCAATTTGAGCAAAGGATCCATCTGATCCAACTCCTAAGGCTGAAGGACTTTGAATGTTATCTACGTAACTGTAGGATGGACCCATCACAGATGAAGATCCGGTTCCTCCAGCTACTGAAGACCATAGAGAGTTATCCATTATTTAAATGATCAGAAACATCTTTTAGGAATTTGGGGTTCTGGTATAAACAGGGTCTCTGCTTTATCGTACCCAAGATAACATCTTTGAGGGTGTATCCAAAAGTTTCACATACGTAGAGCAAGGCTAAAAATCCGCTACGATTCATTCCCATCTGACAATGAACATAAACACGTCGTGAAGATGGATCACGAAGAAATTTATCCATAGTTTCTTTGAATTTGGGGTACCATTCCACGATACTGACGTCTGGAGAATCTACCGCTTCAATACATTCATACTTATCTGGATTTCTACTTCTGAACCAGTCTGGTGAATGTTCAGGAAAGGCACAATTGATCACATGAGTAATGTTATATTTACCTGCAAAGGTTGAAGTCAGCATTGAACCTGAACCTACTACAATGTTAGGATGAAACAACGCAGGCGGGTCTAAAAGAGCCCCACGTGAGTTGAAATGAAAAAGACTGAGGTCCATTTAGAATAAGGTATGAAAAACGGCTGTAAATACATACGAGAGCACGACTGCTGCCAGTCCTAGAACTGCTGCACCAGAATAGGATACTGTTCCTCCTGATGTATACGAGTTAGGAATGTACTGCAAGATGAGAGTTCGTGGAGTTGCCAGAGAAATAGTGAACGCAGCCAAAAAGTAAGCCATGTAACCTAGAAGACTGCGGACAGAATATCTCAAAATATTGAATTGAGGAGCATAATCGGGAGCCGGTTTAGTTTGCTGAGGTATAGGAGAACTAAATGGATCACCGCCGCCTGTAGTCAATGGAGAAAACTGTTGTTGAACAGGGGCATTTCCCAGGAGATCGGATAAATCAGTAGCGTCCATTTATTTAACAGATGTTATTTCACACGACGTATCCTCCACGCGATATGTGACGCATCGTCCGTCGGCCTTGACAACCTTTCCTTCAATTTCTGATGGATTCATAGCCAAAATTTTCTGCCAACGGATAGGACGATGAAACAGCATCACAGACAGACCGATGCCGACCAAGAAGGAAAAAAAGAATTCAGATTTTGGATTATGTAAAACGTTTCGAATCATTTATTACACCTAAAGAAATAGCATCAGAGGTACACGAAGTCTCTTCGGATACGACTCTAACACAACCACCTTTTTGCGTTCTGAATGTAGAGACTCCGGGACTTGGTAATGACGGTACAGCACGAAAGGGTGGATCAAAAATAGACACAATAAACAGACCTACAATAAATCCCCCAAATACCCACATAAGGGATAACATTTATTAGATAACCCCACAATCTATTAGGCGCCCTGAAGTTTCAGGGAAACCACAGTCCAAAAAGGGATAGTTATCCTCGGGAAATCCACCATCAATCAATGTTATTATTACAATACTATCTTCGCACTGGCAAGGTGGGTTGGGGATGTAGACAATTGGATTCAAATCTGGGATACATGGAATAACGCCATTTGAAATATTATTAAAAACAACATGATTATCAAATTGAACCTTAGAGGCTTGTGCGAGAGTACGAACTCTGACTCTGTTGATGTAACCCGATGCAGACATCTTACTTCTTTAGTTTTCGTTTAGGTTTAATTATAGGTTGTGGTCCGGCTTTTAATTCATTAAAACGCTGACGTGCTTGTTCGATACTCAAACCCCTGTACACTACTTCCAGTTTCAGTTTGAGGAAGTTGTCCATATTGTACTCCAGAAGGTACATTTTTTACGGCGTTCATCCACGGTGTAGCCTTATAATCAATAAACTCTGGTGCGGCAGGTGGATTTGGATTGTATGAATAATACAGAAAGAAAAAGAAACTACCCAGAACTAGAACTAGAGAAATCAAATTGAATCCAAGAGAAAACCATGAGTCTCTGATCTGTCCAGATTTGATCAAATTATTTTCTAATCGTAATCTAGACGTTTCCTCAACTAAATTAAACATCTTGCTAACTAGTAAGTGAATAAAATGATCCCAGCAACCGTATTGCTTGGGAGTATGGCCGCTGGGGGCTTAGGGTTATATCTCAGCGGATCTACTGGTCCTAGTACTGAAATAGCAACCCCAGTCGAACAACCTATCGCTGATGAAGTTTCTAGACCAATACAGTATGTTTCCCCTCAACAAGAACCTGAAGCATTGCCGGAGATTCCCGAGAAAACTCCTGAACCTGTAGTTGAAGTTCCCCAGAAAGTTCCTGAACCTGAACCTGAACCTGAATCTCCCGTATCTGAAGCAGTTCCTGAACCAGAAGTTGCCAAACCAGTACCTGAGGTTCCCGAATCTCCTGAAGAAGAGCCTACGGCAGTACAAGGTGTACAACATGGTGGATTTGGTCGGCCTACCTGGGCACCTGTTCGTACACAACAACCTCTGATTCAAGTATTAGGATTAACAAACACTCCTGTGGCTAACATTGTATCTACTGTAACAGGCTCCAAAACACCTCAACAGATACAACAGGAATTGGTAGAAGTTGACAGACAATTGAGAACCTTGAGAGTTAAAGAATTTAACCTAAGTGCCGAAAAAACAACGTCTGGAAATGCATTAAATAATCGTATTCAAGACCCGAGTGCACCACCTGGTACAATGAAACCTGCAAAGATAGTTCTGAACGCACAAAAACAAATTTATTTACGTAATAAAACACTATACGATTTCAATACTGCTCAGATCGCAAAATTAATTAATAAAAAAGATGATTCTGATGAAGTGGATAACAGGACATACAAGGAACAATACAAAGAATTTTATGCGGCTCAAGGAGAAGAACCGAATGAATTTGATGATAGATCAAAGAAAGAAAAACTGTTCAAGTACATGATTGATAACGATTCTAAATTACCAACTGAATTAAAAGTAAGAGGAAAGAAGACCAACAAAGGTCAACCAATTGCTGTAGATAATTGGTGGGGTAGTCTTTCTCAAAAACCAGGAGGTTCTTCAGGAGATGCTGGTAAATTAGGTTCTCTTGTCACTGAACAAGGTAAAGCCTATGAAGCCTATTCTAATGCAGAGTATGAAATTGATACAATTAATAGAACTCTAGCAGGTGCTCACGATACATTCGAAGAATCATCAAAAGAGTTGAAAGAAATATCTACAAAAATTAAAGAGTTTGAAGCCAAACGTAGTCTTCTTCTTGAAGAACTTTCAAAATATCAACCTCCAACTTCCTTTTGGGACTCTAAACAATCCAAACTTGAAGTTAAACGTCCTCTTCCTTCAGGTGAAGAATTATCACGATTAATGGCTAAGTATAAAGATATTGAAGAACAAATTAAAGAAAAACAGGAGGAAATTGATGAGTATATTTCAAACCATTTATCTGATCAAACTGGATATCCTTTAGATAGTCAAGACTACGTAAACTTAACGGGTAAAGCACAAGGGGGTTTTGGAGCACAGGCTGGTAAGATTACGATGGTTGTATTGAAGGCTGAGCGCGAGAAAATCATTGCTGAAATTGAAGGACGATCTGTATCACAGAAAGAAGCCATACAAAAAGAGATTGCGAACGTAAGATCTTGGAAAGATATGATTCGTTCTTTAGAACTAGATCCTAAAAAGGAGAAGAAATATTTAGATCCTAAAACGATTGCCTTATTCTCTGCGTTTGAACTGATGATTAGTGCAGAAGAATCTGTAATTCAAAAGAATATTCAATCATATTATGATACATTTTCTAAAGGATCCAATTCTCTGGTCACAACATCTGGTTTGACAACATTATTGAGAGTATTTAATTCTATTACTGAAGATGCTACAGGATCTGAATGTAAATGGAAAGTGGGAGATGAAATTATATACGATACCGACAGTATAACCCAAGCTACTGCAAAAACTTCACCGGATCAAGCCTTAGTAAATATTGACGGAGATCTGAATAAGGCTATTTTTGGAACAGTAGTCAGAGTGAGAAATATGGGAGATAAGGTAAATGTATGTACTGAATTACGAATCAAAGTTTCCAGTGTTAATAATGTCAATGTAATTCCTGGAGTTGGAACTGGACCTGCAAGGCGAACTATTAGTGGATCTGTAGACGGAAATGCTAACAAGGAAATTGTCATTGATTTGATGAAAGGAACAACTAAATATGATTTGGAAAAACTTGGTGACAAAAAACCTTTTGAAACCTATAAAGCGAAACAAGAAGAACGATTAACTGCATTTATCGATAAATTGAAACGAATTAATGAAGATTTAAATCCAAAATCAGACTTGAAAAAGAAGATTGAACTACTAGAAAAACAATTAACTGATTCCGCTCTCCCATATTTTAGTGTAGGAACCGTCTCATTCCTAAATATTTTTGGGAAAGGGCAGAAATATATTCAAGGTGTAATTCGTTACTTGAAAGAACAAGATATTCGATTGATGTTGGAAACAGTAGGAAGTCTATTATTTTCGAGCCTTCCCTCCTTTTTTGCTCAAATTATTCAAGGTATTAAAGATTATTCTGAAATTAGAACAGCAATTTCTCAATTGAAAAATTTGATTTCAGAAACAGCATTAACTATGGGACGTAATTACCAAATTCCTCCAAGAGAAATAGAAAGAGTTAAAGAAATTATTCGAAGTTTAGAGTCATCTGCCGATACGTTAGCCGATCGTAAAACTCTAGTTGCTCAAGTAAAGAGACAGCAAATAGATTTTAATACTTTAGATGAGGCTGGCCAACCCACTGGAGATATGATACGAGTAACTGTTGGTGAAGAAATGCTAAAATATAATAAAACAATCTGGGCTCGTTTAAAAGAATCATTTGGAGCAGGAATTGGATTAGGTTCTTTACCTACTGCCAAATGGGAATTGTGTGACAGAAATACTCCTGGCGCTACTCCATTTTTGGCTACACTGGTTACAGGAGGAGCGGTTCAATTATTTTGGAAAAGAACTGATATTAGCGCAGCAACTGATGATGTAAAACGAGAAGCAAAGGGATCCATGATTAGCACAGTATTGAAACTAGTTTTTGTTGATGGATTGGTAACACTTCCTTTAGCTGTATTAGTCATGCTTCCAGGGGCATTATTGTACAGTCTCTATTCTATGCTCAGCAGTTCAGTTCAATATGTAGGAAATAGTTTAGAAGAACGTACAAGAAGAATTAATACTGCTAAACTTGAAGAATTACGAGAATTTCGTATCTTTCTTGCCGGATATTTGGTTAATCGCGATTTTAGTCAAACTTCAGGAACAGAACAAGAAATTAGAGAAGCACATGGCCGACTTGTAGCCGATATTAGTGGATTTTTGGAACGAGTTGATGGCGATCAAATCCCTCTTGCTGAAGAAGATAATTTTAGAACTATTGTGGTCGAACGTGCTAATCTAGATTCTTTACTAGGTCCTAAATCTATACTCGCCAATTTTTTTAGACCTGGAGCACCTCAACCAGTACCAGCGGCGGCTCAACAACCAGTACCTCAACAACCAGTAGTACCAGGACCTCAACCACAACCAGCAGCTCAACAACCAGTAGTAGTACCTCAACAACCAGTAGTACCAGGACCTCAACCACAACCAGGACCAGCACCTCAACAACCAGTAGTACCACCTCAACCACAACCAGGACCAGCACCTCAACAACCAGGACCTCAACCACCACCAGTAGTACCAGGACCTCAACAACCAGTAGTACCAGCAGCAGCATTACCAGCAGCACTACCAGCGGCAGTACCGGCAGCACCAAGACAGACATTGGTAGAATATCTTATGATAATGTTAGCCCAATTAGGACAAGCAATTAGAAATACAGGGGCACCAGTAGACAGATTTCGTGTGGGCGTTCGAGTTTTTCTTGATGGTAATAATGCTGTAACATATACCATTAGACAAGTTGGGACAACAGTAGAAGGTGATAAGGTGTATACAATTGAAGATGGAGCTGGACTATCACAAAATGGTATTGCTGAAGATAGACTTACACTATACACTGCACCACCTCAGCAGGCTCCAGATCCAGCTGAAGCAGAGCGTTTAAGACGAGAAAGAGAAGAAGCAGAGCGTTTAAGACAACAGGCGGAAGAAGCAGAAAGGGTAGCAAGAGAAGCAGCGGCAGCAGCAGCGGCAGCAGCAGAGGAGGAAAGAGAAGAAGCAGAAAGGGCAGCAAGAGAAGCAGCGGCAGCAGCAGCGGCGGCACAAGCGGCGGCAGCAGGACCTGGAGCAGCAGCACCTGTAGCAGCACCTGTAGTGGATCCGGCAGCAGCAGCGCCAGCACCAGTTAGACGATGGGATCTAGGTCTTCCTGTAATCAGTTTCTATGCTTTATTTGATGAAAATTCTGGGGTATACAACTCTCTAAAATATATTTTTCAGGCATTTACAGTATTTAAAACTTGGGAATTTAATTTTAATACTTGGAAAGGTGGAGATAAAGCATCTGCTGAAGAATGGGAAAAATTTTTCAAGGAGGCTCGTACGTTTGTAGGTGAGCGACCTGAAATTAGAAAGAATGATCAGTATCTAGATGTTCTGGGTATTGATATTTACAATGATCCTGGTAAAGGTGATGAATCTGGACTCGCCAGTATTAACATTACCGAAGATGAAAAACAATTTTTAGCAACAAATGGAATTAAGTCCCTTCAAGATTTCAATTTATCCATTCTACAAACTACAGGTAGTGTTTGGAAAACAGGTAATAACATTATCAGTAAAATTTCAGAATCTACAAAAGATATCGATGCAATTTATGATAAGATTGATGAATTTGTAGATTTTGTTAATATGAAATTTGGTGAACTGTCGATGTTTACAGGTGGAATTGTTTTAGCTGTATTAGGAAATATAGGAAGAAAAGGAGATTGGTCTGCATTAATTGGTCCAGGTTGGGAAAATGTCTTTAATATTGTAGGTTTTTTTGCATATTGTGGTAATGGACTCCTGATAGGAGCACAGTGGATTGGACGTGGATTAGAAACGGCTAGATTAGCCATAGCACAGGGATTAAAATTTGCCTATGAGGCTATAGGAAAGACATTAACGGAGGCCGGTAAGGTTTTAGCAGCTGGAGCATTTATCGCACTTCAATCTATAGGACAAGGACTGGCATTTGTGAAAAATGGAGGATATGTAATCGCTAAATGGTTATACGATTCATTGCCTAGTTTACAAAGAGTTATAGGAGGATTAGGAGCTGCATTATTATTTGTGGCAACTCCATTTGGTTATGTATATCAATTTACCATAAAAGCTGTAACTGCATCTGGAATTACAGTTGGACGATTTATTCTGAATATTGGTGTTGCTGTGAGAACAGTATTTGAATTAACAAAATTAATGTTTACAACAGTAGTCTATGGAATTACTATACCTATTTGGACATTACTTGTTTGGGGTGGTTACGGTATTGTGTATAAAGGAGTTGTTTGGAATCTGGTTATTCGACCATTAATTGGAACAATTAAACTTATTTGGATGGCAGGTAAGAATTCAGCAGGTAGATTAATTTGGAACAGTGCAGATATTACTGAAACTGGAAACTGGTATAGATATTTAAATGGTAATCAAAAGAAAGTTGTACCTCCAGTAGCACCTGTAGTAAATCCAGCAGCAGCAGGAGTGGGGCTAGTAAATCCAGCGGAAGAAGAAGAGCAAGTTAGATTGGGACCCTTTGTCAGGCTGAAGGCAGCATCTTTAGCAAAATATCCAAATACTTCAGGATTAAAATACGGAATGAATAATCCAGGATCTAATCGAGTTCGTGTTGGAAAAATTATTAACTCATTTAATCAGGGAGGAATTCAAATGATAAAAGTTAGATGCTATAATAAAGTTGCAGGAGTGTACAAACAGATCACCACAGCAACATATGCAGAAGAAGATTTAGAAACTGCTGAAAAACCAGATGGATTTCCTGATAATTTATTAGGTGGCTACACTCGCAGACAGCGTGTTCGTGGGATGCCCAGTAGACTCAAGACCCGCAGAACATATTGATTAGGTTGACAATCGCATAATGAAACACCCGTTGTTCGGGTAGCGAGTAACAGACGTACGAACTCGTACTGCTCTTGACGTGTTAATTCGGATAAACACACGTGAAGAGTATTTGTTTTATAAATCAATGATTCACGAAGAATATCCATTATACGCTTGAGTAGATGAATCTCTAAACGGAAAAAAGTCACCCGAGATAACTAGTTTCTCAGCAACAAATCCATGGCTGTGACACTATGAGAACCTCCCAGTAGTGCACACCATTCTTTGGATCTTGTTTGGGAATAATCTTGTACTTCCTCAAAGCCTTGAACTCGCTGTATTGAACAGCAAAGTTCTGAAGTTTGCTATTGATGTCGACATGTGTAACAACCAGCCTCAACTGCTCTGCTATCACACTGTCAATCTGCTCTCTAGACACGCCTGTTATACTGTCTTTCAGTTCTTCAATGCTTGGACCGGTCAACTCGTGAAGTCTCATGCAGAACTTGCCTGCTCTCAACTCGTCGTAGTCCAACATCTTTGCCATCTTAAGTACCTTAGCAATCAATACCTGGTAAATCTTTCCAATCATACCTGTCATGGCCTCAGCAATCTTTGACTCGTAATCCATGGCTGAAAGGTTTACCTGCTCTTTTTTCATCAGAAATTAATCCATTTTAAATAGAATTCAAGGGTTTGGAATAGGGATTGTTCTGATGGGCTTCAACTACATATGGACTAGTACGTTCTAGGTGAACATCTTGCTGTAAAGGTTCATTGTAGCGATAAGAACCTAGATGTTCAGAACCAGATGTTACATAACTGGTAGGAACGTTGAATCGGGTAGCATCAGATAAGACAGATTCATCTTTACGTGTGTGAACAGAAATCTGGTGAGCACCAATAGAATTACCAGATCCTTGAGGACCTGCAGGACCTGGACGACCATCTGCAGTTAATTTCATGAATTCTTGGAATGGTTCCGTAAATGCACGTAAATAAGTAGACCATACACCTCCTGCACCATTTCCTGATCCGTAATATTGTACAGTTGTAGAATCGCGTGCCTGGTCTTTTAGAGGAACTTCGGGGTACATTGCATTCGCTACTTGTTGACCAACGGTAGTATTCGCACGTTCCATACCTAGAATAGCAAACTTATCAGGTCTGTTTTTATTCACAGGTGCCTGAATACCTGGCTTAGTTACTGCTGCAGCACCAGGAACAGGTTCAGTGGAAAAAGTTACTTTAGGTTTAGTAGCAATACGTAATTCATCAGTAGTTGGAGGCAAAGCGTATTCACGTCCCGCATCCTGTTGGTATCCACCAGATCCTAAATTCGTGTATCCGGCATTCAAACCTGGTGCTACCTGAGTCTGATCAATAGGGAACGTGTTACGCATTTGAGTACCTGCATCCATACGTGACTGAATAAAATCAGATTCTACTTGCTGACCAAAAGGATTACCAGTTCCAGTTTTCACATCAAAAAATGATTGAGTTTCGCGTTTCTGGAAATACTCTTTACCAGCACCCGTATGATTATCCAGAAGTTGATCCGTGGCACCTGAATACATAGATTGGGTTACACGGGCACCAAAAAAAGGAACTTGATTGGAATGTCCTTTACCTTGCTTATGCACAACAACGTCCGTATGTTGAGGAGTAGGACGTGGTTGTAAACTGAATTCTTCTCTAGGTTCTTGAGTTGCCAGCATATAGCCTACAGCCCCTAATCCCATAAGAAGAGCAAGTTCTATCATTTGTATTGGGTATAGAATACTTTTCCTTCAGGTCTACCCGATTGTGCCTGTATAGGAAAAATACCATGACTAGGATTTTTGGAGATCAGCCAATTCATCACACGATGATTCTGTGATTGTTCGGATGCTGGAGGTGGAACAGGGATTTTTTCTTCAGGTGGTGGAGTCCAGACCCCTTTTTTGATTGGTGTACTCAATGCGTAACTCCACATTTATATATCATTATACAATCTTTTCCCTAGAGATCCGACATCATCGTATGCTGCTGAAACATCACTCTGTATAGCCTTTCCGGTAGCAGCAGGAACCAGTGCTCCTGACCATTCTGTGCGATTAAAAGGGGATAGCAGTGTAGAGTGCAAAGACTTCTTGAATCTGTCCACCATGGCATCAAAAGATTTGGAATCTGTGCCAGGTAAAGGTGCAGGAAACGTAGTTCCGCGATTAGGAGGTTTAGGACCAAAACAGTTGACACCGAATTTCAGTTTGGCATCAAAATATCCACCATTGACACCTGGGTGACCGCAAGCCGTTCGTTTCGTTTCAGAAGGTTCTTGTTGCAGAGCATTCCAGGTTGATTGTTGAGTGGGGTAGAGCGCCATTCCACCTTGAGACCAACCGTAGCCACACCATTCGGCTCCTTTCATGAAGGCATCCTGAATTTGATCATAAGAAGCCAATTCAGATTTCATAGCAGCACAGACTGCAGGTGCTTCTTCGTATGTCCAGTTATTTCCGGAAACGTAGAACACTTCTTTAGTTTCCAGAGGAGTATGTGTCTTTGCAGGAGTAGGAGATGGACCATTTTCATGGAATTGTACATCTATTCCTGTATTTGTAGATTTAACATCAAAGACTCCAAATACGTTGAGCAGATAAGAAACTAGCGCAGCAACCAGAAGAACAACGACTACACTCATAATAGATCCTGACATAAACCAGGATAAAATTGCTATAACCACTAGAGAAACTACCGATACAGAAATTACGACGGGTAAATCCATCTTTATTCATGAATCTGATAATAAATCAACATCCTCATCGTGTGAGATAAAGGAAACTCGTTAGGTTTATGTTCTGTTATACGGGAATCATCAAGAGTCCACCAGGGTTTACCTTGTCCATCACGACCGTACGCCCACCAATGGGATCCATTGTACGACAATACACTGAGAAGCATATATTTGCGTCCGTTGATGTTCAAATTACTACAGTATTCCGTTCTCTTTTGCTGTTCTGTATACACATGTAAAAGTAGAATTTTAGGGAAGGAGGACAAAAGTAGTTGTTTATTGTAAGGTTCGGAACATCGTTCACAACGAGAACCTTCAGGACTTGTTTCTTTCACCTCGTGAGCAATACAATCAGAAATTGTCTTTCCAATAGAATCTGGATATAATGAAAGTTCAATTTTAGTATCCTTTTTCTCTGACATGTATTCGCATTTTGTACATTTAATTTTATCCACAATGGAGAACTTACACAGATCTTCTAGCCAAGAAACTTTATCTAGAATGTAGAGAAGCAATTCGTGAGAATCAGCAGTTCCGCGTCCGGTAGGCAGAGAGACATTTTTCACAGACTCAAAAAATTCTTTGAGTCCTTCAGTTCCTTTTGATGTCCAGATTTTCTGTAATGCCATTTCTAGAGGATTTTCAGGATCAGCCTTTCCTTCATTAAATTTTTGCTGAACATCCGGAATTCTGAATAATCCTTGTAAACAAGCATTTACCCAACAACTTCCACGATGATTTCGCAGCGGAAACATATTACTTGTTGCTAAGACTTGTTTCTTTAAGTCAAAACGAATAAATTTTTTATGATTAAGATCTCAGTACATTTATCATGCTACTACGTATTTTAGCGCTCTACGTTATCGAGGCACTTGCTATCACTCCGCCAAGAGTGGAAGATGCAATGCTGAGACTTGAGCGCAAGTCGTACGAGATGGAGGAAAATTCTGGCATGTGTATGGTTACATACGCCAGTGATCCAAGGACAGGAGACTCTGTGACATGTTATACACAACTACAGGTCATCAACTTTATCTTGTGGTCTGTTATCTTAATTGGGATGGCAGCAAGATGTGGTAAGTAGTTTACTGAATCAGGCGTATACAAAGAAATGCTCTTTGTATATTTTTTTCTTGAATCATTCTCTGAAATCCGGAAGCAAATTGATATTGATTTATCCATGCTAAGTTCTGAACTTCTTGCAGATGAATGTGATCGGATTCTGGATCACCATTCTGATAAAAAGATCTTTTTAGGATATCTGGAACCGGGATGGATGTTGGATCCCAAACATGATGCGCGTATACGCCGTTTGATTCGAAAGTTTGATGTTTACATGGTTTGTGTATTTCCTGAAAGTCTGTCTTTCTCGTGGAAAAACGAAATCAGTCTAGTGTATCTAGATTCTAAGAAAGATGGATCTTCCCAAATTGTCCACCATGGTCATTCTGTACAATCTGAATGTAAAGTTGAACACGAGCATCCTGCTTGAACAACTTGCTTTGGATGATAAGATCATTAAAGTGGAAAAGAAAGGATTCCTAACACGTGGAACTTCTCTACGTGATAAAGTCAAGAAACGATCTAAGAAGACCAAAGAGAATGCTACCGGTTTCGGTCGCAATTCAATTACTGTAGTCTCATTGAACGATGGGGAGGGAACTCTTCCGCTCAAAGAAATTACAACTAAGATCTTCCAGAATGGGGTATTCCATATGACAGGAGTTCTTGATCCGGGGTACGATTCTAGTACTCTAAATTATCTCATGTCAAAAATCTGGGCAATTCCCGAATCTCTAACAAATTCTCCTCCCGAATGGAAGGTAGAAAAACGACGTGTGGTCCTGATGAATTATGTTACAGAACTTTCTCCAAAGGCTACTGTAGCACGCGAAACGCTCACCAATAATATTAAGGCTCTCAAAGATTCACAAATCGTGGCATCATATGATCCTGATGTCTATCCTGGTGTGAAAATTCAGTTTGTTGATCGTAAATGGACCGCAAAAATATTCCGTACAGGAAAAATGATTCTCACCGGAGTGGTATCCCCTGAAGACTGTTTGCAGTTTACTATGGAACTGAATTCCCTGCTTAAGAAAACTCTGATTAAATAATTGTCAGAGACAAGAATAATGTACGGGTTTCTTGTGTGTGGACCTCCGGGTGTTGGAAAATCTAGTCATATTTCAGATATGCTGAAAAATTCTGGACTTAAGGGGAATAATATTATTGATCCCGATCAACTTGAAGCACCTACGCATTTAGAAAAATCCGAAAAAGCATTGGAACTTGTGAAAGAATCCATCAATAAAAAGAAGTCATTCGTCTACGTGGCAACATGTGGAGGACTGAAAGTTGTGATGTCTTTATTAGCAGCAATGAAGTCAGGAGGATTCAGAACTATAGTAGCCATTCCGTATACGAAACTGTCTACTGCTCTGGAACGAATCAAAAAACGTGAACAGGTAACTCCCGAAGAAGTAACCCGTGATTTACACGCCTTTTTTGCTACAAAGGCAGAAGCGTATATGAAATTGAGAAACCTAGATGAAGTCTATCTGTATAACAACGAAACAGAATTCAACTTGTTGTTTTCAAGAAAAAAGAAAAAGATTGTTTGTACAGGTGGTGATTTCTATTTTGATGTAGCCAAGTATTGCTAGTATGTGAATACGCTTTTATATCGCATATCTTCATCTAACTTTGTTCTCTGTTTTAAAAACTCAAAATACTTTTTAGATAGATTATATTCATTAGGTTTCTTAGTCTTTAAAGCTTCTAAACGAATCTTCATAATCATACCAACTTGCCAAATACGTTTATGAGGATATTTTTTTGCTTTATAGAGACGTTCTAATCTATCAATTGTTTGTTTTACATCATTAAGTGTTGTGTATTTTATAGGTATAGTATCGCTTGGATCTTTATCGATATACACATCAAACGACTCCTTAGGATTTTGAGGATTATAAAGAAAACGTTTTTTAGAACGTCGTAATGTTTTCATTGTTCTATTTGTATAAAATTAAGTAACCCGGGCACCATCTGTTTGCTGAGGCATTTCTGACCATTTAATCAGAATGTAATAACAGCAAATGAATTGACCTACGGTTAGACAGGAGAGTAGTCCTAGCCAGTAAATTGTATACTTAAATCCTGAAGTCTGTAAGAATTCAATGCGATCTCCGCTTAGTCCTACGACGAGAACTAGTGCGAGAACGAGACTTCCTATGGCGCCGCTTATGATTCCTATGGTGGCGTCCATTTGTTCTAGATCTACGTTTTCTTCCACCAGTGGAAACACGATGAGGAGTCATTTTTCCCAGACCGTCGTACACCGCACCTGTACGTAACCCTGCATTTGTTTGCAAAATATTTTTCATATTTGTGGTCTGATCCACTCCTGGAATTGTTCCGCCTTGAATAGTGGAGGAATGAGGAACTTCAGCGTATCCACCGCCACGCATAGTTACTCCAGCTGCTTTAGCATGTCCGGCTTGAGCCTTGATTGCTGCTGCTGTTTTTGCTGCCCCGTGTTCAAGTAATCCACCTTGAACATTAGACGTATACCCAGGATGTAATTGTGGTAAGCCGGAAGCAATCATGCGACCATTTGCGTCCGCGTGCATTGGAGCGGGAGATAAGGCCATCTTAATGTATATCTTAGAATTAAATGAACGCAACTCAGATTCAAGCATTGGTACGTAATATGGATGAATCTTTTCGTCGTCATAAACGTATCAAAGGCCAACCTGAATACCAGCAAAAGATCGCAGAAGAGAATCAGGTTTTATACAACGAGTATCCCTCCATTTTCAAACTTCATATGGAAGGTAAGTTGGATGATACCTTTTTCTACATGCTAGGTATGCGACGCAAGATTGAAAAGGGTGAACTGACAGAAGAAGAAGCATCAGTCGAAGTAGGTAAGAAATTGTTCAGAAGATTCGTAGATCCTGTAGTGAATAATCTTCCTGCAGTCACGCCCGTGTCCTACGAAGAATATTATAAAGAAAGTACTAAATGAGCCAATATGTGACGTTGGAGTTCAAACGTGGTACAGCCTCAAAGTGGACAACTGTAAATCCTACATTGGCACCAGGTGAACCCGGATTTGAACTAGATACTGGAAAGTTAAAAATTGGAACAGGTGCTACTGGATGGAATGGTCTTCCGTATTTGACGGTTGCTGGTGGTACAGGAGTAACAGGAAAGGATGGAGTTACAGGAAAGGACGGAGTTACGGGAAAAGATGGTGTTACGGGAATGAATGGTATAACAGGAGTAACCGGAAAAGATGGAGTTACTGGTCCTACAGGAACTGTAGCTCCATTTATAGCCCCCCTAGTTTATGCAGGGGGAATTTTCGGAAATGGATTTAATTATTCGCCAGATGGAATTACATGGTTACCCTCACAAAATGGATCATCTATATTTTTATCTGGAACTTGTAATTCAATAGCAACAAATGGATTTATGTGGATCGCAGGTGGAATTAGTACCAACAATACTTTAGCATATTCTTATGATGGAATTAGATGGGTAGGATTAGGAAAAAGTATTTTTTCTTCTCGGTGTTCTTCTGTTATATGGGGAGGTAGTAGATGGATTGCCGGTGGTTCCGGAACAAATTTGATAGCTACTTCTACAGATGGAATAAGTTGGGTAGTGGTGGATGTTAGTGCTACAGGAATGAATACAACGTGTGATTTTATAGCTGGACCTCATACTTCTGGGGTTATTGTTGCGGCAGGAGGAGGTGCGGTATTAGGTTCAGGTTTACTTATTTATTCATCTGATCAAGGCCTTAGTTGGTCTGCATCAAATGGAACATCTATCAATCAATTTACAATTGTTGGATCAAATAGACAAGTTTTTATTGCTGCAGATAGTGGCTCTCCAATTTTACTTCGCTCAACTAATGGAATTACTTGGAGTCTAGGACCTACAAGTACACTTTTTCAACTAAATCGTTCTTTTGGATATTCGGGTACTACGTTATTACTTGGTGGTTTCGGAATAGTAGCGGGACAAAATTTATCTAGGTCAACAGATAATGGATTAACTTGGAATATTGTAGATACAAGTTCAGTTACAAGACTAAAGGACGTCACAGTTGATGCTATTACCTGGACCGGAACAAATTGGATAGTTGCTACACAAGATCCAAGTAATGGGGTTACAGCTTGGTATTCACCCGATTTAGTTACATGGACACCTTCTTCGTTAGTAAATGAACGGACGCTTGCTCTGACAACAGGAATAGTGCCGTGGAATACTCCCTTCCCTGTAACAGTAACTGAAGCAATTATACGATTGGCATCTAGATTAAGTACTAACTTAAGCATTAAATTCTGAGCGTAAGTTCATTAAGATTTTTCCGAGTTGGTTTTGACCTTTCCATTTCGTAGGATCTTTAGATAGTTCTGTTGCTGCAGAAGTTCCGATTCCCCAGAATGAATCACGAGCATCAGCCTCACCTATTTTTTTCTCACCTGTTTCCAGTAATTGTTTCTGCAGTTCTGGATGCTGCACAAATTTAGCACGAACTCCACGTGCCATGATTTCTATTCTACGCGCATCCCATTGTTCTTTGATAAAATTCTTAACCTTTTTCCCTAGAGCCTTGACTGCTTTTCCTGAAGGAGTTTTTGCAATCTTGTCAAGAATTTCCTGATCACCAAACTCAGCAGCTTTCATGGATTGAAAGTAATGTTCAACGGTAGGATACTGTTTGGATTCAATTTGAATAGGATACTCTGCTTGATTATCTAGAAATTTGTAAGGTCCTTTATCTTCCCCTGGTCCATGAAACAAGATGGGCAGATCTTTCTCATCAACTATTTTTAGTTTACGTTTCTTTTTCTCCTTAGGCTCCTCCTTCTTCTCAGTCGCCTCCTTAGGCTCCTCAACCTTTTCTTCCTTCTTAGGCTCCTCTTGAGTCTCCCCAGTCGCCTCCTTAGGCTCCTCTTGAGTCTCCTTCTTCTCAGTTTCATCAGTCGCCTCCTTCTCTTCCTCCTTAGGTTTCTTCTCAAAGACAAAGGTACGATTGAGAAAGGAGAATTCTTGCTGTTGAATGTTCAGACCATCTTTATACAAATCACGAAACAGTTTAGATTCTTTTAGTTGCCATCCTTCTTCATCAAAGATCGAAACAACTTTGTCAAATGGAACCAGATACTCTTTCTTTGTTTCAAATGATTCCATAGATACAGTAATACCTAATCCAAAGCGATCAGACCACATTTCTTCATCCTCATACTCTTTTTGATATTCGCCTCCAATATCTTTACCATTCGTGAATCGGTGTGACTTCTTTCCTGCAAGAAGACCATACACCATTTTTCCATCCAAACAGGTTCCAAATAATTGTTTCGAATGACCAGTCACATTTTTGACAAAGACACGAAACACTTCTTCAGATTCACAAGCATAATGCATAACAAAATGACATGAAGAAGAATCAAACATCTTTAATCCAGAAAACTGTTCGAGATATTTCGTCGATCCTTTGCCACCTTCAAGAATACGGAATCGATCAGATTCTTGTTCGTATAAAGGCAAATTCATATCGCCTTTCACGTATAACACAAGAGGACGATACTGGGTAGGATTCATTTTCTTATCTTCAATGTATCTGCGACAAGCCTCTTTGATATTTGATTCAGAAGGTTCAATTCCCACTACTTTAGATAGACGAGCACGTTTCCATCTGTGCATATCACCACCTTGTCCTGATCCAAAATCAAGTAGGGTACTATTCTCAGATAACATTTCATACATATCATTCTTTATACGATTGTGAAAATCGTAACATTTGGCAAGAGCACGAGTATTACGTTTGATATCCATGATGTAATAGGTATCATCAAACTCATCAGGACTCAATGGAGCACTCACAAAGTTTTTGAGCATATCTTCAGTTACAGCAACATGAATAGAGTTCCAAATATCATCTGCTGTCAGTGAATCTTGGCCGTAATTGGATCCTGCTTTGAATTGTAATGTTTTCTCATAACGAGTTCGCATAATGATCCAACGTTCTTTGGTAGAATCGTAAGCACACTCAATGATCGTGTTGGTTTCTACACGATGACCTTCAGAATCTTTTCCCAAACCTTTTTCATCAACTGGAATCAGAATATTGTATGCATCTTCTTTTTTAGGATTAGTAGGTTGGAAATAGCCAGGTACACGTGGTCCAGAGACTTGAAGATCAGGAGGCAATTCACGAGGAATGTATTCACCGGTCATGGATTCGCAAGGATAGACAGATAGATCTCCTGCATTCTGACTCACAAACAGGTGACCTTCTTGAACTTCCGTTTCCAGAACAGGATCAAACGTTTTGCGATCCGTGAACTTCACTAGAAAATCAATACTGTTTTGATGAGGAGGTTTCCATTTGTAGACACGTTTCCATGTCGCACCTTTACGATCGGCTTCAGGAGCCACAGGAGATAGTTTAGGAGTAAAGATCAGACCATCTGTAGCATATTCATATTCCATCTCCAAAAGTTCTCTGATAGCCTTTTCCATAGTTGGTCCATCTCCTGCTTTAAAGAGTTTCTTTTCAATTTTTAGGGGTTTCAATGTAGGCTCAGAAACAAAGTCTTTCACATCTTCAACAAACTTATCTGCGTACTCCAATCTGGAATTAGGTCCCATTAAGGGAAGACTCATGGTATTTTTGCCCTTGTAATGGTAACAATCAAAGATACAGTACAGATTACGTTCAGGAATGTATTCGCCATCCATAAAGGTTCCATGATAGGCTTCAGGGGCTTTTAAGCCTGTCCATCGTACTTCTAGAGGTCTAGATGTAATGCGAAGAATCTTGCGATCACGGGCTACATACAAACCACAACGTTCACCATCTGCCTTGACAGTGACAGTATAACCTTCCCAGATAGAATGAGCACCTTCACGCATATGTTCACGTTTGAATGTGACCGGATTGAAGAACTTCATTTTGGACAAATTAAATTCACGCAAATAGGCTTCTTGATCGGTAGGACTCAGGATAAATTCGGATTTTTGGTAGGCTTGTACAATAGCTGTAATCAAACGATTCAGTTCAGATGCTAGAGCCGCAGATGTAACATTGGTATCCCGTTTCACAAACTCAATTTCCAGTTCGTATCTTGGATCTTCTTTGAGAACTTCACGTAAAGTTTGAGATTTGAGACGTCTAGATTTAATTAAGGAAAAGTCAATGCGAAAACATTCATCTTTAGTCAAGAATGAACGTCTGTTTAATATGCGGATACTCATAGTTTTAGGATCTGTTGGTGAAGCGTCCCAATCTTTACGTACCACCACTTCAGATCTCAGTTTCAAACGAGAGTATAAGTCCGGTAGTTCCAAATTATCTTTTGCTTGGTCACGATGATATAAAGACTTCTTTTGTACTTCTAGAGGAACACCTTTAAAGGAGTTTGTGGAACATACTTTCTGGATCAAATGCGGAGTTTCAATTTCTACACGAATGTCATCGGGGTAAGAAACGCGTAGCAAAGATGCTTCTGTAAAGGTTCCTGTAGATAGAGAACGCACTGCTTCCAGAATACGATCTGCTACATTTTTTGTCTGAATTTGTCCTGGAAGTATAGTACATTCCAGTTCAGCCTTCTTATCCGACTTAGCCACGTCGAATAATACTTCCATCTCTCTACTTATTTAGTAAGATGACAATCTAAGTTCGTTTTCTACCTTTCATATAAATGGCGAAGCAAAGAGGTGGTTCGCCGTTCACAGATAGTTGGTTTGAAATGCCCTTTTGGTTTTTATTCTTTTTGCTTATCATCACAGTAATCCTTCTGTGGCAATTTGGAATTTTTAATAAACCTGTAGCTATCGCACAACCTGTTAAGAGTATTCTGCCTGGTGTACAACAACAAGGAGTTCTGACTATTGTTGAAGCAATTCAATCTCAAGATGGTCTTTCTGCCGAAGTTACTTATTTTACAAAAAACACTCCCCAAGGTGCTAAGGTAATGTTGAGATTAATTCATACTGGAAATGATGGTGCTTTTGCTGAATTTCCTACCTCAGAAAAGCATACAACAGTCACTGTAAAAACACGTATAGGAAAATTACAGTTAAGACACTCGCTGGAAGGATATTTATCTTTAAATGATACACCGTTGAGTCCAGTACAAACTGTTCCTACTCAACCAGGCGCTCAAAACTCTTCCGGGTCTTCTGATCCTCTTCCATCCGCTTCTTCTGGTCCAGGCAAAAAAGCGTATACTTCTCCATCTCTTGTAGGCACTCACTAGACAAGTGCTCAGATGAAATCAAGACACCTCCTGGCGTTTTTGTAAGTTCGGTCGTATAACGTTGAACAATGCTATACAACTGTTGATGTTCATTTGCGTCTAGTTTATCAATCTGTTCCTTTAGGGATTCCTTCTGCTGCCGGTTCATTTATGTCTACAGGTTCCTTTCGCTTTAACTTCCTCTTCTTTGGTTCTGCAGTTGGTGTAATCACCACTCTCTTTTCATCTCCATCATCTCCTGAAGATACCTTGACTTCCTCTTCTCTAGGTTCCACAGAAAGCAGAGGCATCAATGGACCAGGCTGGATAGCAGATTTGAGACGACCAACCACATAGATATTCCGATCTTCTTGCTTGAACTCAGCACCCACAACTTCAAACTCGATTTCCTGTTTGAGTTCGACTCCTTCAAATTCAGCATTACCAATATGAAGATCACGAGGAATCAGGACTTTTAGGGTTCACAATCTGCGTGAATTCCAATCTTAGATCTGAGGGATACCATTGCTTTAAAGGTTTGACCAGCATGGGGCAGACAAATATCGGCTTGAAAGTTGACATCATAATCAATTCCTCCTGTACGATAATTTGATCGACCTAGAGAATTACCTAGAATCACCAAACTTCCTGCTTGAATGAATCCTTCAGATGAACACCGTCCTTCAAAATGTTGTTTCAGTTGAGCAAGCAGAGCACCTTGAATATTCTTTTGAACATTTTTAGAGTTCAGGTGAACTTTGCGGACAAGATCTCTGCGCTCAAACAAAGGATCCATTCTTATTCTCTAGTGTAGAACTCCTTTAGATTCGTTTTTGATATTGGAAACGGAATCTTTTTTTATAGAATATCGGTTATCACTTATTTGACCATCTGTATTCTGTTTTACGCGCTTAACATGTCCGTAGAACTTATGCCGTGGAAGAAATCTGTGGGTATGCCCGCAGGGCCCACACTTGATGTGGAGAAGCAGGAGGTTCCGGCCACACTGCTAGGTGGGGGGAGTTCGGCAGAGCCGGCCGTACCCAGGACGGAAGAGCAGAAAATGATGACAGCTGGGTTTACCAGCCAAGTGATTAAGCTGACAAGAGGCGAGTGGGCGATCCTGGAAGAGGAGGACTTTACTAAGGAGGAGTGGAAAGCTTACTTTGCCCTACGGGGTATGGAGCAGAAGCAGGCCTTCGGGAGGAAGCGCTTTCCAAGGGTGGTAGTTCCATCAGAGAAATTCCCCCACGAGCTGGCCACTGAAGGCCGGATTAGGTGGGGGGAAAACCAGGTGCGCGAGTACGCGTTCACTGGAACATCATTAAAGAACGGGGGGAATGGAGACAAGGTCTTCTGTGATCCCGTATGTGCTGGGGGGGAGAATCTGGGGGTCTTTGGAACGGCCCTCAGACTGATGCCAGCAGATCAGGTAGAGGTGCTGAGGCACCTTCCACTAGTAGTCACAGGGGACTACTGCGACGAAACTTTCCAGAGGGCATTGAGGCTCAAGGAGGAGGAGAACAGAATTATCGCAGACGCAAAGGAGATTGCTCTGCAGACGGTGAAGGAGTCTCAAAGTAGTAGCGATAGTGTGGCTTATGTTAAGAGCGTGAAGAGGACTGCAGAGGCAGACCTGCTGAGCTTGAGGGAGAAGTTGCTTGATGGTGCGGATGTTCATGATGAGATCCTGTTTGTGGAGGCTCTATTGGACGCCCTTAGAATGTTTTAAAGAAAAAATGCGACCGGGGCTGTAGAACGCCGGACTGTTAAACCAAAAAAAAGGAATAAAAACCAAAAAAAGGAAACAGAAATTTTTACTTGTACAAAAAAATGGAAACTTTTTATCCTTGCAAATCAAGAGTAAAGATGCTAGATCCAATTGGAGGAACACCGTATGGCGAACGCCATTCAGAAGAATACAATAAATACTGGACCCTAAATTACGCTCAAGCACAAGTCTACCTTGCTAGAAAGATTCTAGAGGCAGAAATGTTTAACTTGAAAAAAATGGAGATAGGTGAAAAGATGAACTTTATGTCGCGATACAGAAAGGACTTGAGAAAGGCCCTTGCTGAACATTATAAGTCGTAAAATGGATTCTTTTTTTATGTTTTAAATCATCCTCAATTGAAAATGCTAGGCCTTCCTTTAGATCAGGCGATTTTGGACAGATTGAACACATCCATTGCATCGCGGGTCTATACGACCGGGTGCTTTGAGACGATGTTGGAGATCTTCCAGAAGGCTCAGCGTGAAGGCAATGTGCCAAAAATGCTTCTGGCGTACAGGTACATGTGTGTGATCGCATGTACTACAATGAGTTACGATGTTAGTGTTTGAGGGGACTAACCCCTTTTTAATCTGTATCGACGTGTCTTTCTTGCAATAGACTTAGGTTGAGGAACGAATTGATGCCCCTGACGCATTCCCAATCTCTTTTTACGTGTAGTTCTAGCATACTCAGATGAAGATAATTTCTTGATTGCTTTTTCTGGAAGATAACGTTCACCAGTCAGTAAAGAAGGTAGACCCGATTTAGTCATCCAATTTTGTACAGTCCATCGATGCAAAGAATTTTTAGAACTGCGTGGTCCTTTGAATCTACCTCCACGATCTTTATAGAGTTTCACAGCCAATTGGGCTTTGCGTGCACTCCATTGCCCAGGATGTCCTCCCTTTGATCCACGCTGAACTTCATTTTTCACGCGTGACCATAATGCTTCATTCGTTCTCATTACTTTAATCTTGCCAATAAATCTTTGCTATTCACATCTTCATTAAAAATTGACATTTCTTCAGGAGTCCACCAAGATAAGCCTTGTTTCCCTTTTAAGATCGCATCACGAATCAATAAAGAAATGTATTGACACTGTTCAGGTTTTGTCAGTTCGCGTGGAAATCCTCGTCCATCTAACCACTCTGCAAACTTAGAAATCAATCCTTTTTGAAATGTATTACAATTACGTCCTCCAAATGATTTTGTACGTTCAGCCAATTTTAGTTCAGTATCTTGTTCATTTAGATTGAATAGGATCCCATTTTTTACAGTAGCAGAAAAGGTATTCTTTGCAGCCACGTAGGCATTCTTGCGAGAAATGATCCATTTGGTGTACACATCAAAGTCTTCTCCTAATAATGAAACCTTCTTCTTTCCTTTATAGAACAGGCCACTACCTAGAACACGAATATCATTATCTAGTTTCAGGACTCCTGCGTAGACAGGTGGATTCTCCCAATCCAAATTAATCATATGATTCAGACGTTCATCTTTACTGAGAACTTGATCAACTACATACCAAGTCTTAACTTCATCAGAAAAATCACCTTTAACTTTTGAAATATCAATTTGAGTATCTGTAACCACCTTTTCACGAACATTTTTCGGGAAAGGCAGAACAGTTTCTTCATGTGTATCCGTATACAGATCCTGAACTACATCAGTATCTGTAATGTTGAATGTATAATAGTTCTTGCGTGAAGCAAGGAATCCTTTCTGTCCATATTTGTTTTTAAGGATCAATCCAGTCTCAATAGCATTGTGAAGCAAATAGATTACAACATTAGGATCGTATCCAACTAACTCTTCAGATGCCATCAAATCTTTCTTGAGCCATACAGGTTTGCGATAAAACATCCCAATCAATTTATCAAAAATTTCATCGCGCACATCAAGATAGGAAGATAGAGGACGTTCATGTTGAGGATCTACTGGTTTTTCTACAACTTTACAATCTCCTGCTTCTTGTCCGAATATAGGTGAAGCAAGCAAGGCTAGATTCAATGTAACTTCTTTAGAATCCTGAGATCTTACTTGAGTTATTTGAAGATCTCTCCACGATTGAGGAAGTCTGTTGATCTCTTGCTGTAACGGACAATCCATAGATGATTCCATGATGACATTTTTGATTCTGGCAATATCTTGAGCCTTTCCTTCAACCATGATACGATAATAGAATTCATCTAGAGTTTCACGATCTTCATCAGGGTACATACAGCAATGTAGGTAGACTGTACAGTTCTGTTGTTCAAAGGGAAGAAGTTGATGAGAACAAGTACGAATACCACGCCCAACCACTTGTTCAATACGACTCATGTTCCACCAATAATCAAGAACATGAACTTGACGAATAAAAGAAAAATCTAGACCTTCAGCAACTCTCTTAGTTCCAATAATAATTTTGATATCTGATCCATTCATATTCTCACGTCTCTTGCAACGAGAAATCATTTTTTCAATTTCAGGATCACCTACTTCTCCTGAGAACACAACAAACTTTCCTTTCTTTTGAGAAGTAGTCTTTGCTAAAAATTTACGATCAGCAGCGTTTTCGTATCCATGTTCTTCTAAACACATCGCAAACAAATTTGATCCTAATCCAATTAAGTTGGTATAAACAAAAATCATCCCCACAGATTGTTCGATAGTTTTCATGACCAAAGCAAACTTAGAACTGTATTTAGAAACTTCAGATGGTGACAAGAATGGTGGTATACCTGGAGCATATTCCATTCCATCCTCTCTGTTCACGAAGACGGCTGATAAAGGTTTGCCTTCAGGAAGAACACACACAAGTTCAGGTGGAGGATTACCTCCTACTGGTTTTAACTTTTTGACAATTTCTAGTTGATACCCTTCAAGAACAGACTTTGTTAAGGTAAGATACTTACGTCTCTTTGCTGCTGGAATGGGATTGCCTAGAAAGTCTTTAGTGGATACCTGTGCGATCATAGAATCAGGTGGAGGTAAACGGAAAGGAAAGGTCAGAGGGTTATCACCTTTGATAAATGAAATGTATTCTTGACACCATGTTCGAAATTGTGTTTCCATATTTGGTTGAAATTCACCAGTTTGAGTAAAGACCTTTGAAGGAGCGATCTGTTTCTTTGGAGATTGTTTACGATCATTCCATAAACATAAATTAAAATAATAAATAATTTCAGAATACGAATCAAACATAGGTGTTGCAGTCAACATGATTAGGGTAACGTTATGCGCTGTCTGAACAATTCGTTCTAATGCCATACTCACCAGTTTAGAAGTTGTAGAGTCAGTGGATACTTTTAAGTTATGTGCTTCATCAATAATAATCATTCTGTTATCGTACGTCTTGTGGATCCAATTTGTAACATGTTCCTCATTTCCTAATTTTTGCTGTTCTTCCATACGATTGAATAATTCAATGTATCCTTTGAATTCATAAAACTCATCAACTATCTTTTTTACAATATCTACCATCTTCTCACGAACTTGACGACTTGACCATTTCAACGGTTCTCTTTGCGTTCTCTGAAGCATATCAAGGTATCTGCGACCTGTACATTGCTTTGATAAGACTAGACCATCAGGATCAACGTTTACTTTAGAATCGTCAAAGATCTGTTTACGAAAGTTACGTTGTACAGCAGGTTGACATACGACTAGAACTTTTGATTCTTGAAATTCAGGACGAATAATATACTCTTCTGCAATCTGAATAGCAGAACATGTCTTACCTGTTCCTGTTCCGTGTACCATAAGCAAAGAACGTGTTGGAGCATCAGGGGATAAGATACGACGTAAAAAACGTTGATGACTTTGTAATTTGAAATCACGTGAAGCGGATTGTGAACACATCTCTTCACGTAATGCTTTCAGCGTATCCAGTGATGCTGCTGGTAATGGTTCCACTTTAGTTTCCTGTAGTTCTGGAACATACATCCTTATTAAAAAGAGTTGAAACTTAATTCAACCTCTTATACCGGAACCAAATGTGGTGCCTCGGCTTCCTCAACAAGAATCGTTGCCGATTTTGCGATCTTGGATACCTTCTCATTCAGAGATTCAAGTTCAGCCTGTCGATCTGTAATGATTGCTTCCAGATTGCGGATAATGTCTCCACGCTCAACAAGTTGTTCAAGCAGTTGCTTCTTCTCTCTCATCAATTGAATGATATCTTGCTCGGATTTAATCTCCTGCTTTTCAGCAGACTCAAGAAGAATCTTGTGTCCCTGAATCTGATCATCTCTCTTTGCAATCTCATCCTCCAGTTCCTTGATGATATCTCTTGCCTCACGCAGTTCATCATTCATCTCATTGTAAGTCTGTGTGTACCTTGTGTCCATATAAAACACACAAGCAAAGTACATAACAGCCGTAACGATTTGAATCATAATGTTGTGGTCCATGATAATAATTACTGTAATTACATTTTAGAGTTAAGAATCCATTTTTAAGCAAAAATGCTAGTAACGAATGTCAAAATATTCGTTATCCATTTACTCTTGTCTCATCTCCGTCACATTGATACGGCTAAACCGTACTGCTGCCATGAGTTCTAGTCTCTGTAGGGGCTAGACATCTTCCCCGCTGATCACCATTCCTATAAAAAAAGAATCCGTTTTCAGGAAAAGACCTAGTTTTTCACGAAATAGGTGTCCCATAGTGTGTCCATAGTGTGTCTTTATCCCGCAAAGAGTGTCTGTTAGGTGTGGTGTTGGGCGTATTTGGGTTGTTTTAGGTGTGGTGTTGGGCGTATTTGGACCGTTTCTAGAGACCCCTTGGACGATTCCCTTCGTATATAGGTGTCTTTAGGTGTGGTGTTGGGCGTATTTGGACCGTTTGTGGACGACTAAAGGC